GTAATAATAAGACTATAGGTAAGAGATCAGCAGAAGCATTAGAAGATATCAAAGAAACTTTGTTAGGTAGAGATGCTTCTACAGTAGATGACGTTACTTTTTATGGTGAATTTTTAGATAGAGATGTTAAATTAAATAAAAAATGGACTAAGATGTCTGAGGTTGACCGTTGGGCGGTACAGAATATTGACGTTCAGAACGCAGTTATGAAGAGTTTACTTATGCAATTAAGGGATCTCTCTGCTACATCTAGCGAAATGATAGGTAAAACTGACATATTTGCTACAGATGGTCCAATGAAAAACGTTGCAGATAATTTAGTTACAGGTTTACATCAGGTAAAAAGAACACAGTTTATATGGAATCAAGCTAACGAATTACTAAAAGCAAAGGGTGGTAAGTTTACACCTAAGGATATTGCTGCCTTAAACAAAGCATCCAAAGCACAGTCTAAACGCCTCCTACAGGAAACAAAAGAAGCTGTTAATACAATGACAGCCATGATGCGTGAAACAGGCGATGAGGAGCTTGCTGGAGCTGTATTAGACGTATTTAAAGTTTCCAACGATATACATAACTGGAAAGACTTTGATGCATTTATGAAGCAACAGATAGTTGGTGGTAAGTTTAACGGTGAAGTAAAGACTGGTGAGCTAATAAAAGGTTTACAAAAAGTTATGGTACAAAGTATACTTAGTGGACCTAAAACTCCGTTAAGAGCTTTGATGGGTACTACAGTAAACAGTTACCTTAACACTATTAACCAAGCACTTGGTGCAACTATGCGTTTACCATTTACAAACGACGTTGCTACTTACAAAGCATCTATAGCTAAATTAAAAGGACAGTTTGAACTTATACCTGAAGCATACCAAGTATTTCAAAGACAATGGAATGCTAAGTTTAACGCTAATATTGCAGATATACAAACTAGATTTACAGAAGTAGATACCGAAGCTGATAAATTATTTGAGGCTAAACGTATTCACGTAGAACAACGTGGTACTGCTGGTGAAAAAGCAGCATTTTATATAAACAACATTACTAGAAATTTAACTAATAATAAATTATTTAGTTGGTCTCCACGTGCACTAGCTGCAGTTGACGATACTTTTAAACATTTATTAGTAAGATCTAGATCTAAAGAACTTGCAATGCGTACAGCAATGGAAAGTGTAGGAGATGATTTTGCAAAGATTACTCCTGAAATGTTGAAAAAAGCTGAGGATTTACATTACGGACATTTATTAGATGGTGATGGTAATATTAATATGGCTGCTGACTCTTTCTTAGAAAAACAATTTAGAGAAGCTACTTTAACATCTGAGTTAAAAGGTACAGCTGCTAAGATGGATCAGTTATTTGGTAACGTACCATTAATTAAACCTTTTTATTTATTTGCTAGAACTGGTGTTAACGGTCTTAACTTTACATATAAAAATACACCATTATTAGGTGCATTACATAAAGAATCTATTGCAATATTAACTCACAAAGGTACTGATTTTACAGAACTAGCAGAGTATGGTATAAAAAATGCTGCCGATCTAAAAGCTGCAAGAAGCTTATTTGCAGGTAGACAAGCAATGGGTGCTGCAGTTGTAGGTACTTTTAGTATGATGTATATGGGAGGACAGTTAACTGGTAATGGTCCTGCTGATAGACAGTTAAAACAACAATGGATGAATGCTGGTTGGAAACCTAATCATTTTTATATAGGTGATGTAGGATTTGACTACAGATCTTTAGAACCATTCAACATTATATTTTCTACTATTGCCGACATTGGTGATAACATGGAACTTATGGGTACAGAATGGGCGGAAAAAAGATTACAAGCGGTTGCATTTGTGGTAGGTAGAGGTTTACAAGGTAAAACATATATGTCTGGTTTAGATCAGTTGATGCAAATATCACAGATGAAACCCGGTGCATTAACTAGAGGTACAGCTAATTTACTTAACAATAGTATTCCGTTAGCCGGTGCTCGTAATGAGTTTGGTAAATGGATTAACCCACACATGAAAGAACTTAACTCTGATATGTGGTCTTCTATTAGAAACAGAAACTTAGCTAGTGAAGCATTAGCATTAGATCCATTACCTAATAAAAGTGACTTATTAAATGGTAAACCAATTAATAACTGGAACATTGTAGGTAGATCTTTTAATGCTATCTCACCTATACAGTTAGATATTAGAAATGACACTCCCGGTAGAAAGTTATTATTAGATAGTAACTATGATTTAAAATCTACAACATATGCATACGGTGGATATTCATTTACTAAAGATGCACGTGTAAGAGCACATTTCCAAAATGCTATAGGTACAGTTCCTATAACAATAGGATTTAAAAAGTTTGCAAATGTAGAAGAAGCATTAAATCATTTAGCAAGTAGACCTGACGTTCAGAAGTCAATGCGTGAAATGAAAGCTAATGTAAATAATCCAGCTGCATACGATATTAATCCTAATACATATCCACATAACACTCTTATAGATAATGTTATGAACCAAGCAAGATCTAAAGCTTGGGCAAAAATTACTAGACCCGACCATCCCGGATATGCTTCTGTGCAAAAGTTAATGTCTGAAAAAGATGGACATACATCTCGTACAAGAGATAATAGAAATGAAATTTTAGATTTAGGTAATCCTAGAAAAACAAACAACTTTCCTAAGAACTAAATGGCACATACAAAAGTAACAAAAACACATTCCCAAAATACGGGAGTTGCGAATACATTTAGCTACTCAGGGAGTTTTGATGTATTCAAAGGATCAGAAGTTGTAGTATTGTTAGACGGTATAGCACTAACACTACAAGCTGGCACAATAGATGAATCCGCCTCACCCCGAGAATATACAGTAGACACTACAGCTAAAACCGTACACATTGGTGGAGCTGATTTGTCTAGTGGTATTATAACAATAAGACCCGAAACAGATTTAGGTAATCCTACACCAAGAGCAACTTATGCTCCCGGAGCTTCAGTTACATCTGAAGATCTTAATAATAACCAACTGCAGTTAATGCGGAAGGCTATGGAGTATAACGAGCAAAAGTTAGCTTCTACTGGTGGTACGATGACTGGAGATTTACATTTAGGTCAAAATGTAAATTTAACTTTTGAAGGTTCTGCAGAAGATGACCATGAAACTACATTAACAGTAGCCAATCCTACGTCAGACAAAACTATTACATTGCCTGATACCACAGGTACGGTCATAACAACTGGAGATACAGGAACTGTTACGTCAACAATGATTAATGACGGTACTATTGTAAATGCTGATGTAAATGCGTCAGCAGCTATTGCTGGTACTAAAATTTCACCTGATTTTGGTTCACAGAATATAGCAACAACTGGAACTATCAATAATTTAACAACAACAGAGTTAGCAATATTAGATGGTGCAACTGTAAGTACCGCCGAGCTAAACAAGCTAGACGGCGTTACAGCATCAACATCAGAAATAAACATTTTAGACGGTGTTACATCTACAACTACAGAGTTAAATATTTTAGATGGAGTAACTGCATCTACAGCTGAAATAAACAAGTTAGATGGCGTAACTGCATCTACATCAGAATTAAATATATTAGATGGAGTAACAGCTACAACTACAGAGCTAAACATTATTGACGGAGTAACTGCTACAACAACAGAACTTAATTACGTTGATGGTGTTACAAGTGGTATACAGGCACAGATAGATGGTAAACAACCATTAGATTCTGAACTAACAGAACTAGCTACAATGGGTAGTGGTACTGCTGATGCTTTAGCTGACTTAAACTCTGCTGAAGTTCAAACACTAGATGGTATTACTGCATCTACAGCAGAACTAAATTTATTAGATGGTAAAAGTATAGTTACAACGATTAGTGGTAGTGCAACTGATGTACAGATACCATCAGCTCAAGCTGTTAATGAAAGAATAGTAGAAGTAGTAACTGAAGTAGGTGGCTTTGTACCAATAACAAACGAAACAAGTTTTCCTACAACTAACCCAGACATAAATGATGGTGCTGGAACTATAGTTAGTATTAAAGCTTTAGCAAGTAACTTAACTTCTAACGGAAGTGGAGTTGCAACTATTGCAAATGGAGCTGGCTCTGGAAATACAGTAACTATTAATGGTATGGCAAATAGCGATACTATTGAAGCTGGAAAAGGAATATTAGTAGAAACAACTACAACACTTCATACTTACACTTTTCATAGAGAAGTTATAGATCCAGCCGGAGTAACTAACGCTCAAACTCTTGTTAATGACTTTAACGACAGATACCAGATAAGCGGTAGTGCTCCAAGCAATCATCCAGATGGATCTGCTTTACAAGACGGAGACCTATGGTTTGATACATCTTCCAATATAATGAAGGTGTATGACTTAGGTAACACACAATATGATGCTGTTACTTCAGTTGGAGACTTTAAATTATTAACAGTAGTTCCTGATGGAGCTACATCTGGTAGTCCTACATTTGATGGTAATATTGTATCATACGATTTAAGAGATGGTAGTAATGCTGCTAACGTAACTAGCGTTGGTCAACTTTTAGTTAGTCTTAATGGTGTTATACAAAAACCAAATAGTGGATCTTATAATGCAAGTAACGAGGGTTTCTATTTAGAGGGTGCTAACGGAATTAAATTCTGTACAGCTCCAGCTAGTGGAGCTAGTTTATTTGTAACTTTAATTGGTGCAGCTACATCTATAGGTACACCTAATGATAACACAGTATCAGAAGCTAAATTACAATCTGATGCTGTAAGTGAAGCTAAATTAAAAGTAAGTAATAGTCCAGTGAATGGATACTTCTTACAAGCTCAATCTGGTAATACTGGTGGTCTAACATGGGCACAAGTAGATTTAGCTTCAAAATTTAGTAAAGCTGGTGGAGATACAATTACAGGCGATTTCACTATAGCTTCTGGAACAACAAACAAAAATATTAATGTAGATGTTAGTGATAAAATTAAATTTGACGATAATTTAAAAGCTACATTTGGAAGTAGTGATGATCTACAAATTTATCACAATGGAAGCCATAATTATCTTGATAGTGTCAATGGTAATATATATTTAAGAGTTAATAGTACAGAAAATGCTATTAAATGTATCCTC